TCTGCATGCGCACGGCGATGAACCGGACAAAGATGATTGAGTTGGCCAGGGCCAAGGCTCAACCTTCCTTTCCGATACCAGTTTTGTCTTTCCCCCCAAACAAGGGGCTAGAGCACCCACCGACACCATAAGTGTACGGCTATGCCAACGACACGTTCAGCTCACCAAGACAGTACCTGCTGCCTTGGGCCACCCGTGCATTACCAGAAGCTTCAACTACCACACAAACGTTTCTACCGTTTGCTGTAAAGCCTGCGCACCACCCCTATGATGATGGCAAATATAAGAGGGGCAGACGCCGAAACGTCCACCCCTCTAGGTTGGTCAGGTAGCATGGTGACTACCATCATTGTCGAGACAACTCAGTTAGTTAACTGAATTATCTACTACTTGCAAGTCCACCTCTATCACGTTTTCTCCTAAAGTGTCAATGGACACGACAGAATGAACTAGATGGACACCAAGCTTGAACTTTTTGATGACTGCTTCGACGAACTCTCTGGAGAACCCTTGGTCCTCCATGACTCCTCGAATGCCTGCACCAAATGGACCGTATTTCACTGTCAATTCCATGTACTCGGGTGCCCCGTTGAACATGTGAACTGATGGCCGACCGCTCCAAGGTCCCCAGAGAACCCTGTGTGATCCGTCCACCATGGTCAGTTCGAAGAATCTTCCTCCGAACCCACCATTGCAGTTTTCTGACCCATCATGGGAGAAAGCGTCGATGAGAACGCCGTCTTCCGATTGCCCCACCCAAGAGTCACGGCATCGCTGCCACAGCCTCTTGCCTTTGGTGAGCTTGATGTTATCGGAGTAAATCTCAATCTTGAGATCTCCCCAATTGTCGGTCCTGACCACAGCGTGTGTGATCATGTCAAGCCTGCGCTTGATTTTCCTTGCTGACACGTTTGCCTCCTATAAGTTGACGTGGGCACTCTTGTGAATGCCACAATAAAAGAGGGGCAGACGCCGAAGCGTCTACCCCTCAGTGCCCCTCTTCTTCTTAACAGCGTTGTCGGCATCCGCTTGTGACATTGGTTCTGTTGCCAGGCATCGTCAGTTTGCCCCGGAAGCTCATTACTGAGCTTGCATTTGCGTCTCACATCGTCCGCCTAAACGATTATTGTTCGTTTAGTTCAGGAACAGTGTCAACAATTTCCAAACGTTTTGTACCGTTCGGAAAGAAGGCACTGCTGAAGTAGTGACACCGAAGATCTTGCAAGACAGACAGAAGAGCATTCTCTTGTACTTCTAACAAAGCCAAGAGACGCTCATTGTTGTCTTTTTCCTCTTCGGGTGATAAAGTGGAGTATTCTTCCACATCATCAAGCCACACTCTTCCGTCGTCGAAGTTCTCATACACCTTGTCCACTTCGGACTGGTAGTGAGAAATCAATGCTCCTCTTACGCAGAGAATGCACGACGCGTAATCGTAACCCTGTTTGTGCAAGGTCTCAAAGACGCGTTCGAAAACGCCCATGTAGATGCTGTAAACGTCTCGATCGAGATGGTCCACAGATCCTCCAGGTTGTGAGTGTATAGTTTTGCTTACCGTTTCAAAGACGGTGAAATACCACTATGCCCTATAGCATTAGCGTATCAACGTCGCGTACAGGTTCAACACCAGTTTCGTCGGAGTACAGATTACCTCCGCCTGGTGCGACTTAGCCGCGAATTGCCTTAAGACTTCAACTACCACACAAACGTTTTTACCGTTTGTTGTAAAGCCTGCGCACCACCCCTATGATGATGGCAAATAAAAGAGGGGCAGACGCCGAAGCGTCTACCCCTCTAGGTTGGTCAGGTAGCATGGTGACTACCATCTGGGTCTGGAAACAAGTTGTTACTTGTTTTCCTCTATTTCCTTGTAAAATGCAGCCTCGACTTCATCAATCAAAGCTCGCACTTCGGAACGCATGGCATCTCGCTTTTCGCGATCTGTGCATTCGTTCACTACTCGGATGAGAGAGTTGAGCTCAATCACCTTTTCGGCCCAAGTGGACATTTATTCACCCCCTTTCTCTATGATGGTGGCAAATTAAAGAAGGCCAGCTCCCCAGAGGGTAGGGAGATGACCTTCTTCTGCCGTTTACGGACGATCCGTCAGCGGCAAGCTGGTATTACTTTGATTCGATCGCCGGCACAATCAACTTTGAGTTAATGTGCAAGTAACCAAGATCAGACTTGTCTAGATCATTGGCTTTCATTATATGATCTACAGCATTGGTCATATTGCCGGAGCAAAACTCCCTTGCTGCACCATACACGTTGCCATTTTCATAGACGTGATACACACCAGCCTTGCAGCTGAATGCATCGTAGTCCTTGTTTTGTTGATAAATGAACACCAACATCACAGCAATCAATGCTATGATGAAAGCATCCTTTATCTTGTAATACGTATACATGTTCACGTTTACCTCCTATAGTTTACGTGGGCACTCTTCTGAATGCCAAAATATAAGAGGGGCAGACGCCAAAGCGTCCACCCCTCTAGGTTGGTCAGGTAGCATGGTGACTACCATCTGGGTCTGGAAACAAGTTGTTACTTGTTATTCCTGGTATTAACCGGCGTTTCAATTACCGTAACTATTACCATGCTCGTTCCATCCACTTGGCGGACCAGCACTTGGGTACGGCAATCGCACGGGTCGATGGTTTCGCGGACTTTCTCAAAGAAATCGTCCACAAGCTTTGGGTCAATGGCCATCATAAACCGAAGACCGCAGCCTAAAACATCAGACACGTTTACCTCCTTATTACCAAGTTTTGTCTTTCCCCCTAAACAAGAGGCTAGAGCACCCACCGACACCATAAGTGTACGGCTATGCCAACGACACGTTCAGCTCACCAAGACAGTACCTGCTGCCTTGGGCCACCCGTGCATTACCAGAAGCTTCAACCACCACACAAACGTTTCTACCGTTTGCTGTAAAGCCTGCGCACCACCCCTATGATGATGGCAAATAAAAGAGGGGCAGACGCCGAAGCGTCTACCCCTCAGTGCCCCTCTTCTTCTTAACAGCGTTGTCGGCATCCGCTTGTGACATTGGTTCTGTTGCCAGGCATCGTCAGTTCGCCCCGGAAGCTCATCACTGAGCTTGCATGTTACCTCGCCGGCAATTAGCTAGCTACGTGAGCTGCTAAACGCCGCTGGACGATATCGCCTTCGCAATTACCGCACTCAGTGCCGGGGTTTTCGTCGATTAAATGACAACGGTCATTTATCCAAACGATCGTCCGACGACGAGCAAGGTTCCTGCGACAGCGACTGCACAGCGAAACGTAACCTTCGAGCTTCAATGAGCCACCAGTTTCCGGATTCGCTACGAGTCCTACGAGGTAATAGAGTTTGACCAAGATGGTCCCTCCATTATCGTTAGTTTTGCTTACCGTTCTAAGTACGATAAAATACCACTATGCCTTATAGCATTAGCGTATCAACGTCGCGTACAGGTTCAGCACCAGTATCGTCGGAGTACAGATTACCTCCGCCTGGTGCGACTTAGCCGCGAATTGCCTTAAGACTTCAACCACCACACAAACGTTTTTACCGTTTGCTGGGAAAGCCTGCGCACCACCCCTATGATGATGGCAAATATAAGAGGGGCAGACGCCGAAGCGTCTACCCCTCTAGGTTGGTCAGGCGGCATGGTGACCGCCATCATGATCAGAAACACGAAATCGGTTTATTGAACCGAATCGTCAATGGCATCATGATCGGTTATCAACCAATCAAGTTGCCATTTGGGTGGCCTTACGACACCGAGAGCGTGGTCGACCCACGAAAACCTCCTTGCCGTATCCAACTTGTCCCAGTAGACCACGATTTCGATCCCCTGGATTCGCAAGGTGGGCGACACAAAGAAGTATTGAACGAGTTCGCCCCATTCATCCTCCTTTGGCATCTCCACTTGCAGTTCCGGATGTGCTTTGTTCACTTCCGAAACCAAGTCGGAAAGCCACTGCATCAATTCCAGCCTTCGGCTAGTCATGAGCAGCTCCTTTCCCCAGCACTTGATTGGCAGCTGGCATCCAGCATCCCACCCCTATGATGAGCGCAAATATAAGAGGGGCAGATGCCGAAGCATCTACCCCTCTTTTGCCGTTTACGGACGACCCGTCAGCGGCAAGCTGGTACGACGAATTCTGTAAATACCTTTATTTACCGGCTCAAGTAGAGCAGGGTTTGTTCGTATAAACAGGTAAACAAACGCTTGTGAGCAACCAACATTATCAGTCAGTTGTTTAACAGTCACAGTTTCGTCTGGATAACTATTCAAATAATCCATTATTCTGTCGCTCATGTTCACGTTTACCTCCTATAGTTTACGTGGGCACTCTTGTGAATGCCACAATAAAAGAGGGGCAGATGCCGAAGCATCTACCCCTCAGTGCCCCTCTTGTTCTTTGCAGCGTTGTCGGCACCCGCTTGTGACATTGGATTCTGTTGCCAGGCATTCGTCATGTTCGCCCCGCAAGCTCATTTCTGAGCTCACATTAGGGGGTCAACTACCGATTACAGCAGCTGAGGTGGTAAACCTCGTAGCCGTTTTCGGAGTTACCGTCCACCCTGTGGAAACCCACCGAATAGGGATCTGGATCCCCATTTGGCTCGGTGGTTTTGCCGCAGATGAAGCAGTTTTTGTCTGCCGTCTGGGCCCACAGAAGCGGAAAGATTCCCAGGATTGTGTCCAAGGAGCCTCCCCTTCCCCCACGTTGGACGTGGGAGTCATGGTTTTGCTTACTGCTGTAAATACAGTAAGATGCCACTATGCCTTATAGCATTAGCGCATCAGCGACGCATACAGTTTCAACACCAGTTCTGTCGGAGTGTATATTACCTCCGTCTGGTGCGACTTAGCTGCGCACTGCCAGAAGCTTTAACCACTACACAAACGATTTTATCGCCCATGTAGGAAAGCCTGCACACTACCTCTATGATAGTGGCAAATAAAAGAGGGGCAGACGTCGAAGCGTCCACCCCTCTTTACGGTGTTGCGGAGGTTGTATATCTTATGCCCCGCAGATTACCAATCAGTTATATTACGGGCCTATTCCATTTGATCTCGCACTGAACAGAACAGTATTTCTTGTTCTGCCTGAACGGATCAACCAGGTTCGAGCAAACAAGACACTTATTAATAGTGTCTGAATGCTGAAACAAGGGTAATGGTTTAGGTGTGTCTTTGCGTTTTCTACGCATTAGTGTTGGTGTCCACAATGAGGGCAAGTTCTCGTGTAAGACGAGAATCTTTTCCTGCACCGTCTACATACCCACTGTAGCAGATGTTTACGCAATATATCCTCCTGTTGTTGGTTGTATTCACCGACACCCCTATGATGCCGGCAAATAAAAGAGGGGCAGACGCCGAAGCGTCTACCCCCCAGTGCCCCTCTTCTTCTTTGCAGCGTTGTCGGCATCCGCTTGTGACATTGGATTCTGTTGCCAGGCATTCGTCATGTTCGCCCCGGAAACTCATTTCTGAGCTCTCATTAGGGGGTCAACTACCGATTACAGCAGCTGAGGTGGTAAACCTCGTAGCCGTTAACCGCTACAAAAAGAGTTCCACTGTTGAAGTGGTAAACCTCGTAGCCGTTTTCGGAGTTACCTTCCAGCATCTGGAAACCCACCGAATAGGGATCTGGATCCCCATTTGGTTCGGTGGTTTCGCCGCAGAAGCAGCAGTTTTTGTCTGGCGTCTGGGCCCACAGAAGCGGAAAGATCCTCAGGAACGTGTCCAAGGAGCCTCCCCTTCCCCCACGTTGGACGTGGGAGTTATGGTTTTGCTTATCGTTCTAAGTACGATAAGATGCCACTATGCCATATAGCATTAGCGCATCAGCGACGCGTACAGTTTCAACACCAGTATTGTCGGAGCATAGATTACCTCCGCCTGGTGCGACTTAGCCGCGAACTGCCAGAAGCTTTAACCACTACACAAACGGTTTTACCGTCCATGTAGGAAAGCCTGCGCACCACCCCTACGATAGTGGCAAATAAAAGAGGGGCAGACGCCGAAGCGTCCACCCCTCAGTGCCCCTCTTCTTTAACAGCGTTGTCGGCATCCGCTTGTGACACATTTCCGTTGCCAGGCAATGTCCAGCCCCGTATCCCTATTTCCTTAGCCGGAGTACAGAATTAACTCCAACTAATTCCCTAGGATACAGCTAGCTCCATCCTTAGCTCAGATCCGAAGATCTGTCCAAGTTGGACCGCAGCGAACGGTACACGAAGCCACAAATCGTGATAAGAATCACGACCGCAACTCCGGCCCAGTTCACCAGGCCCAGAGTGAAACCAATCACCCTGAAGACCCAGCTAACTGCGGGCGTAAAGACGAGCCACAGAGCAAGAACTGCCCAGACTCGCTTATCGCGCCAGTTTAGGTTCATTTGTCACCCCCTTTTGGTTGTGTGAACCCTGGTTTTATTACCCCATGTTACTGAGGTAGATGGCTCGGGCTACCCATAAGATAATCCCTACCATCATCGTCCACGTACAGCACACAGTACTAGCACCTACTAGCACCGGCTTAGCCGTGGAAATATCATAGACTTCAACCACTACGCACTAGTTCTACTAGCACATAGGAAAGCCTGCGCACCATCCCTATAATGGTGGCAAATAAAAGAGGGGCAGATACCGTAGTATCTACCCCTCTATATTCAATTAATGTTAATGCTCATAACCACAATGTGGGCAGATTCTCGTTATACACGAGAACGCTTTCCCACATCGCCTACATAACCATTGATGTATGACTCTAATGACAATCACCTCCCTTAGGTAGTTGTGCTATTACATTAACGTGCCCCCCATACTCCGGTGGGCTCGTTAAAGCTTTGAAAAGCAGACAAAAGTATTAGATCCCCCCCTGAATTTTTTTCCTTACTTTTACCTATGTTGGTTTTTTTAAAAGGAAATATTTTTGTGTGTAGGACTTGACAAGTGTTTGTGGGGCTGCTAGATTGGCCGGCGCAATAAATACTTCTATTGATATTCATTATCGGAAACTATCAGGAAAGAGGTTGAAGGTTATGGGTCCACGTAAGGTTAATCGTTTTGACGATTTCGATGACGAGAATTCGTTGGAGAAGTTGGAACAAGAGTATAACGAGGATAGAGAGTCGGTGTTCGAACAGTTTTCGTCTTCGGATTACGATTTCTATGATGAGGACAACGGATACGACGGGTATGGGGATAATAACTATGCCTACTAAGAAATCGTTGGCTCATAATGCCAAATTCTCTGAGAATATATTATTGGATGATAAATTGGATAGAGTGGTTGTGATGGATTCCAGACTGCTGGTTGCTCCGTTCAAGGACGCTTTTCACGATTTATTGAGTTCTACTCACGATATATATTATTTTAATGGAGATGATGAAACTTTGGTGGATAAACTGCAGAAAGTGGTGGTGCGACTACTGGTATCCAAACAGTATAAGCACGTCATCTATGTGGGATACAAACAATCATGTGATTTCTTTTATTCTCTCTATGAGGATCATGATATTTGTTTTAACGCCGCCGTTTTGATCGACGGACGAAACGACGTAGAACTGATCCAAAAGATGGCCAAATCGTGGCAGAAAACCAAAAAGGTACTCTGCATCAACCGAGCCTATCAGGACAAGATCGTATCGAGCGGAAAAAACCACATCGTATACAACTTGAAATCAAAGATCCCGTTGAACTATTCAAAGAAAGCAGCATTGGAAACCATAGGTTTTCTCACCTACGGATATTACAACGTCAACTTTCTACCAAAGACATACGGAACACTACAACAAATAAACTAATTGCTGTCAGGGTCCAAGAACACCACGGTGTTCATATCCTTGATCACGTTCAGGAGCGTCTCTTCCATCGGAACATCCGACACGGAAGAGACATCCTGGATCATCTCCCACTGCGCCGAACTAAAAAAAGTAAAACACATCCTACCATCCTCGTTCTCAAAGATCGCAATCATCCCGCTTTTTTTGACATCCCTGTCATCGTCATCATCTATGATACCGGGACTCGTACTCAAACAACATAACTATGTCGCCGTGTCTCTCTTTTCTTCTCCAAAAACAGGGATCTCAACTTATCCCAGATCTCGGTCATCCAACGATCGTCCATGTATACATATAGTACTAGAACGTTAAAAAATAAATAAAAAATTTTGTCGCGAAAACGGGCAAATTAAAGGAATTAATTCTTGGGTTCTAGCAATTCAGATAATTCGATTAAAAGATCTCTAGAATTCATATAAATGATTAACGCCTTTTCGTACAGATCTTCTACGGACGACTGATATTCCGAAGAATCTTTTTTATCGTCATTCATCAGGCAAATCTTCCTCAGGTTCTGACAAACTTACCTCAACCCAAATATCGTTACAATCTCTGCAATGGACTTCGACTCTTGTTTGACCGTCATCAGTTTTTGGCAGACGAGTGTACTGGAACTTCGGAGGATAAGAACAATCCGGACAGATTGTGACATCAGTCGCCATTTAAGATTTTGTCCTTGATTTCTTTGGCCAAGGAAATTTCCTCTCTCAATCTAGCAATCGAAGCATCTCTGCCTTGAGCGAATGATTCGCCATTGTAGTACACCCACGCACCTTTTTGCGTGAAGACACCAGCATCCATACCGGCATCAAGTATACACCCCACATAATCTATACCTTGACCGTACAAAATATCGAATTCAGTCACTTTCATCGGAGGCGCCATCTTGTTCTTGATGATTTTTGCCTTCACTCTTACTCCGACAGAATTTCCTTCTCTATCCTTAAGATCTTCTTTCTTGCGAATATCGATTCTAACAGAAGCAGCAAAACGCAAAGCAAAACCTCCAGGAGTAGTTTCTGGATTACCGAACATTATACCAATCTTGTTGCGAATTTGATTGGTGAACACGAGCAATGTTTTGTGCTGATTTGCCAAAGAAACCAGCTTACGCATCGCTTTGGCCATCAAACGCGCTTGCAATCCCATTTGCGATGATTCCATGTCGCCTTCCAATTCCGCTTTCGGAATCAAACTAGCAACAGAGTCGATCACCACCACCCCGACTTCACCAGTCTTGACTAGAGTATCAACGATTTCTAACGCCTCTTCTCCGTAAGAAGGTTGCGCCAAAAGCAGTTTATCTAAATCAATTCCGACTGTTGACATGTACGTTGGATCTAGTGCATGTTCTGCATCAACATATGCGCATGTCAAACCCATCTTCTGCGCTTCTGCTATGACAGACAATGCAACCGTAGATTTACCAGAAGATTCTGGACCGTATATTTCTACAACTCTACCAAGAGGTAATCCACCAATTCCTAAAATTATATCTAACGGAAGTGCTCCAGTAGAAACTGAAGGCCACGTTGAGGTATTCTTGTTGCCAAGAATCATCACCGATCCGTTACCATACTGTTTTTCTAATTGAGCAATTGCTAATTCAAGTTGTTTTGATTCTTTTTGTTTTTCTGCCATGATTCAACAATTATACCACAAGAAAACATTTTTTATGCTAGCGCAGTAGGACTGTCGTATTTGGTATAATGGTTGCCACGCAACAGAAAGAAAAAATATGGATAACAAAATAAATATAAATTATGATTACAAGAGAGCGCTAGTGATTCTTAAAAGAACAAGAACTCCAATGGATTTATTAAAATATTGGTCAATTACTGGACCGTGTATGGAAAAGTACCCTCACATAGAAAAAATAATAGAAAAAAAATAATGTACGACTTGATTTTGCACTTGACACTGCATTACAATTGTTTAGCGCCCCCCCTTCCCCCCCTCCCCCGTACGTATACTACTACACTTATATTACTATATATTATTATATTAGGTAATACACTCTTTTTAAAAAATAGTAGAATCGAGATGTAGTGAGAATTTACCAAATCTACATGCCAGACCTTTCAGTGTATGTGAAGTACAAATTGCTCGACCCTGATGAAATAAAAGATTTGGTACAAAACTTGTCTACCGACAATCCGGAAGAATTTAAAAAAGGCGTTCTAGACAACGTTGCATTTAATCTTAAAACAGATATTGCTGAAGCACTAAGACGGAATGTCAAGAAATGATGCCGAAAGATGCCTAACATCCATATACAACGGATGCGTAATGTTAAACCCTGGTTTGGATATAGATAGTTGGGTTTCTTTAGCAAATCCAGATTTTTATGATCCTACCTTTTTTGATAATAATGTAGATCTAGAAAACTTACCAATAGATTTTGAAAAAGTAAAAAAATTTATTAACGATAAAAGAAGCAATACTAAACATCAAGAAACAAAAATAAAACAAAGAAGGATAACAAAACAAAAGTTTCTTGGTTTAGAAGATTATCTTAAATCTCAAGTGATAGGCCAAGATGAGGCCATAAAAGAAGTCGTCAATGCCTTGAAAAGGTCACAGGTTGGATTATCCGACGAGAATAGGCCTTTAGGAATTTTTCTTTTTGCAGGAGCTTCTGGTGTTGGAAAAACCCATCTTGCGGCTGCCGTATCTAACTATCTATTCGGCGAAAACTCCCAAATGGTGAGAATCGATTGTGGAGAATATCAGCACAAGCATGAGAACCAAAAACTTATAGGTTCACCGCCTGGGTATGTCGGGCACGATGAAGGCGGTCACCTTGTGAATATGATGAAAAAAAATCCAAATACCGTTGTTCTTTTAGATGAAGTGGAAAAAGCGCATTCTGATTTATGGAATACTTTTTTAAGAGTTTTTGAAGATGGTGTTCTAACAGATTCTAAGGGAGAACAGATAAGTTTTAAAAATTCAATAATTATATTAACAACTAATTTAGGTAACGAAAAAACCGTTAACCATCTGACTTCAGCTGGTGCCGGTTTTACTAGAAGCATAGATGCAAAACTTACGACTTCAGAGATACCGCAAAGATCAATGGTTGAGAAAAACAGCGTGGAGGCGGTAAAGAAACATTTTAGGCCAGAGTTTTTGAATAGGCTTGATAAAATGATTGTCTTTAATTATTTGTCTTATCAAAATTTGATTGACATAGGGAAACTTGAAATGTACAAAGTCGTAGATAAATTATCAAAGAAAGGTTTTATTGCCAGCTACACTGACGATGTTATCGACGCATTAATTAAAAAGGGGATTGATAGTGTCCAGGGTGCACGAGGTATCTCAAAAGTAAGAAGAGATCTTATAGAGACACCTTTAGCAGATATTCTAATACAAACAGTGATGCCACGCGGTTCCAAATTTGAAATAGCTTTTTCGGAGAATGAGTTTATATTTAAGACTATTAAACCTAAAAGAAAACAATCAAAATACTCTACATCGCAGATTTAATGTTTACTATTTTAATATAATTTCTAACTATTTAAAGGAATACACATGCCAAGAGCAAGACCAATAATACCAGCGTTATCAGGTTTAAGGCGTCGGTTTGCGCGGCACTGCTGGTGGTACATCTACCCAGCAACAAACCGGCACTGCAAGTTTCATGGGCAACTTAGCTGATCGAGGATTTCGTTACGCTGTAGGATCAAAAGGTAAAATGATAGGAGACCCAGCTAATGCGCGGTTCCGTCGGCGCTACACTGCCTGCAGGACTTAAAAGAACAAAAGGATTTGGACCATTGTCAACTCAGCAAATGGATAAAGCCATATATGCTAGGGGTGGTAAAAGAATTGCTGCAGCAGTGGCAATGGGATATCTTGGTGCAGGATACGCGAAAAGAACAAAATCTGGACTTCCGAAAGGAAGAGTTCAGGGAATGTATAAATACTAAAAACGGAGATTGTTGCCGATGCCAAGAGGAAATCCATTAGGTTATTTTGGTTCAGTAATTAATACTGCAACCACAAAATATCTTAACGACCGTGGTCTCTCCGATTTTGAACGGTCGAAGGAAAATGGGTCCGCTTGGCGAACGTGCAAGAAATTTTCTTATGTCAGGACAACCTGGTGGCCTTAGAAGCAGAGGACTAAAAGCAGCCAAACGAGTTATGGAATTTAGAGGAAGAGGTTTAGGTAGGGCTGGAGATATGGGGCAGGGTGTATATACTACCTCGGAAGCTTTTCGTACAAGGACACATGCGATTGCTGGAGGGCCATTGAATCCTCAAGTTGGTGGAATCGGGGGGAATCCTAGGGGTCTTATATTGGGAGATTTTGATAATCCAGTTAGTCCGAGAATGAGAATTAACATTGATCCAGCAAATGCTGGCAATGGTGTGAGATATAGAATACAAGGGTATGAGCCAAGAAGGGGTTTTTCAACAACTGGAGCACATCGTGGCGGCACAGCTGGCCAATTTATGTCAAACAAAGCGGCACTGCAAACGATAAGAAACAGAAACAGAAGAATGATGGGGTATGCCGGCCTTGCAACAGGAATGGGCGTTGCTTCTGCCGTTACAACAAGCAGCACAGCAGCATACAACAGAACTTATGCAGGTCCATCTGCGGCAATGAGAAGAGAAGGAGTTAACCCAATACAGACACCGAGAGGATTGGGAAGAAACGCATAAAACAACAGAAAGTGAAAAATGATATGAGTGATTGGAAAATGTATTTAAATAAAAACGGAGATTTTGAATTAGCAAATTTTTTGTATAAAACAATAAACAGTTTAATGAAACAATCATTAGACATGGGAACGCTTTTATCTAGTGACCAACAAAAATTAAGAGCATACAAAGAGCAGACAAAAAAATTGTTTAAAGACAAATGGTTTGACGTTGCAGAAGCTTTAGAATTTTTTGGCATCATAGAAAAGTGTACTTGTAGCTCCTATGAAAAAGATGCATATTGCGAGATCTGCAAAGGTGCCAGATATGTAACCAGTTCCTTTTTGTCTCCTGATTCAATGAGAGAAATAGGAGTTTTTACAAACGCTGGATTGAGCGCCGAACTAGCAGACAAACTCCAAAGAAGTTTGCAGCAAGCAATAAGCGATTTATCTTGATGTGAACTGTGAGAGGTGTGAGTCAAAAATGATTTTTATTTCTGAAAATGTTTCTTTCCCCAAAGAAACGCTTATGCTTTGTGAAACAAGGGATTTTTACTGTACAAAATGTAAATGTTCAAAAACAGAAAAATATGTCAACGGAGAAATGAGATCTGTAGATTGGGTTGATTTCAATGGCTAATATAGAAAAAAGCGACAAAAAAGCTTTTATGAAAAACTTTGAATCTTTGAGACCAGATTTATTTTTTCCGCAAGAATGGACTGATGAACAAAAAGAAAAAGTATCTGATTTAATTAGACCGCAAAAAACAAGAACATCTATGTTTGCATCTATACCAATGCGATGCGAAGCCGAAAGATGCATCTTTGCTTCTACCTGTCCATTACACAAAGAGTCACTTGCTCCCAAAGGCGATCCTTGTCCAATTGAAATGTCAATGGTTTCTCAGTTTACATACGAGTATATGGATCAGCTAGAAGTAAGTCCGGATAATCTCGTTGAAGTTTCGATGGTTCGAGATTTGGTAGATCAAGAAATACAATATATGAGAAAAACAAAACTTTTAGCTAAAGAACATTTTGTACAAGAAAACATCATAGGAATAGATTCAAATACCGGAGAACCTATATTGAGAAAAGAATTACATCTTGCAGTAGAGCTAGAAGACAGGCTTCATAAAAGAAGAAAAGATCTTAGAAACCAACTTTTAGCAACACGAGAGGCGAGAGCTAAAGCTGGCCAATCGCAACTAGATACAGCTCAAGCTATATCGGATATAATAGATAAAGTGCAATCAATAGAGTTAGAAAGAGAAAAACTTTTGAAGAAAAAATTGGGAGTGATTGATATCGATTCATATATTGAAGAATCTGAGCAAGAGGAACTACCCAATGCCGAGAAATAGAATAACACACAACACAAAAAAAAATCTAATTGAACAATTCAGAGGTGTGAGAGGTGCACGGCGGTGCTCTTGCACCATCTACTGCAGTATCGAATAGAATAAGGGGCAGTGCCGCAGAAATAGAAAGGCTTTTTGGTACTCAACAGCAGTTTATGCAGAAATACCAAAATTTTCAACAAATATACACAACTGCTTTACGAGATCCACAAAATTTAATATATAATCCTGATCCGGCAAGACTTAAATCAGCGTTACAACGGAGAATCTATAGATTTTGGTCTTTTAAACTACAAAGTGTCTAAAAGATTGAAAGAATTGTACAACCAAGAAATTGTTGGTTTACAAAACGTAATGCAAAGGTTTGGAATGCCGGGAATTGCTCTTCCATCTGCAAACTTGTATGCAGCGCATATGAAGTATGACGTTGATTTAAGTAGTCCGGAAGTTCATCCAGCAATGGCATTAATGAATGCCAGACATTTTAATATAGATCCAGCTAAAAGCTTAATTGATTCAATGATTGCGTCCGCATCATCGCCAATGACTTTTAATCAGCTTGTTTCTGGAATGGCACAATTAAGGCCTGATCGGAACTTACGACCCAATGGGTATCAGGCCCGCAGCAGGTTCGGTAAAACGTATGCTAATGATAGACTCTGAAACAACTGGTTTGGGGGCATTGTCTAGAATAAGATCTCTATCATCTACAGGTATCACGGTAAGAGATAACGGCGGAATAAATATTGGTGATACCAGAAGTAGGGTATTTTTTAGGCAACCAGGAATGGAAGGGGGGCTAATAAGAATTCCAACTACTGGCGAAGTAGTTTCTCTAGGTCAGGGTCTTCCTGGGCAAGAAATTCCTGCAGGTGCAGCAGCAGATATAATAGATGTTGTCGTTAATCCAGAACAGGCAAGAACCAGGTTAGCTCAAGAGCTGACAGATTATTTGTCGTATGATGCAATTGCGTTCAAAAATGCAAGATTCGACGTCGAACAATTAATGACCACTGCAAGGTCAATGCCAGGTTTTGAAACTGATCAAAATTTGAAACAAGCGCTTACAGCATTTTCTGAAAGAATTACCAACGATCCTCATTTTATAGTTGACGTAGATTTTTCAGGTAGAGTGTACATGCGGAAGAAAAATACAAGAAAGAATGCAAGGATTTGTTGCACAAGCAATACTTGATCCTTCTTCCGAACAAGCAAGATATCTACAGTCGGGAGGAATTGCGTTGTTTGATAACCGGATCAGCACTGTACTCAGGCATGGATGCAATGCCGGAAGATGTAAGAAGTGCGGTTGTTAATCTATTGTATAATAAGTCAGGTTTTTTTGCATCAAGAGAATTATTTGAGCAGATGACCATAGGGGGAAGATTTACTCCTCAATCCATGGACAACTTGGCTGCAATAAGCAATATATTCCAACTTATACATGAAGAAGCAGTTGACGGAGGGCCAGATCAAAACGCTGCGAGAAGAGTAATGCAAATGATAAGTCAGGGATCTCACATTGCAGAAACTGACGCCTATTTGTCGGGTTTTTATGCAAAGTATGTTCAAACTCGGACAGCTTGATTTTTCTCCGGAAAATTTAGATCATCTTCCTACAAACAGAAGAAATTTCATAAACTTTGCTAGAGATGCAATAGTAAAATCTAGCGCACCAACTTTGACTACTGATGTATCGATGAAATACATAACTACTGCAGGATTAGATTTCATCACATCCGATGTCGGCTTACAAAGATCAATTGTTAGGGCAGAATTAACTTCACTGTATACTAGACCGGAGATAAGGTCGATAGCAGAAGAAATAATTCAAACTCAAATGCAGGAAGATGCAGATCTCGGTTTGCCAGTTAGTCCAATAACTGCACAGCAAATAACTGCAAAAGCAAATGAAATACAAAATTTAAACGGAAGAATATCATTCAACCCGGAAACTAGATCTTACGAATTTCAATCAACAGAAAGAGCGTTTTTAACATCTAGGGCAGATACTTTGGAAACATACAGAAGAACTGTCGACATGCCACAAGCAAGAGATTATGTTAGAGAAAATATTCAAAGATCTATTGATCCAACTTATAACGTAACTCAAAACTTCCGGAGCAGGAATATCCGGGACAAGTAATCCGTATCTTTCCAGACAGATAAGATCCGGTTTGACGTACGGTGATTTGTCTGTTTTGGAACAGTCTAGACTTTTGAGAAATTTTTCGTATGGTGGAGCCGAAGGAATAGTTTTAACTGATCACCTTGGGTTAAACAATGCAGGAATCGCCAGGCCAATGTTTTCTAGCGATACGATGCAAGAGACATTGTCAGAAATAGACGACGCTTCTTTGATTCAAACGATGACTGCTTTAACTAGAGAACTTCCAAGAGAAGCATCTTTGCGACAAGAGCTCTTAAGAGATGGAAGACACCTACCCGATGCTGGGTATGGCGAGTTGATCAGGAGAACTAGTGAGTCCGGAGGAATAGAAAGATTGGCAAGAGTAGCAGCAGGTATAGGAAGCCCGTATGCTTCACAGGATCTGGCTACTAAAGCTCTTAACTTGGAAATATCAAAATCTACTGCAAGACAAGGTATGGCAATTGGTTCAAAAAGAGCAATATCTTTAAGTGGTGCAGCAGGTCCCGATCCTTTTAGGTTTGTTAAACATTCAGGAATTCTTTCAGAATTGGGAATGAGCTATTTTCAACCAAATACAATGGCAAGATTTATGAGTAGATCTGATACCAGTATGGGAACTGGTTCTGTTGGAAGATCTATTACTCAATCTAAAATTTTAGCAACAAATACGATGACACAAAGAATGAGGGTAAGATATAGAAATCAAGCAGGCGAACTTGCAGAAGGGAATCTTTTCGATCTTGCAAGAACACAACCAGGAGTTCGTTTGGTTCAACAAGATGCAGTAGATGCTACAAACACTTTGATTCCGATAGGTGGAGCAGTTAGCGTAGACCAAACAGCTAATGTGACTGCAGGATCCCTCAATAGGGCCAGGCTTTCTAAAGTTACTGGTGAACATGGAGAAATGTTCAATATTTATATGGCCGGAGAAGGAACAACTACCGAAGAAGCACGAATACTCGCAGACTCCCTAGTGCAAGCCGCAAGAGAAGAAGTTACCAGTCTTGATTCCAGATTGCTTGATTCGGATGATTTAGTAGATATAGATCCAGAAGAAGTACGACACATGCAGGAGAGTTTAGAAGAAACAAGATCTTTTTTAGCCGGGATAGATGCGCCTTTTGATCCTGATGATTCCGAAAGTCACGCAAGAACGCAACTGGTTGAAACATTAAAAAGTCAACGGAGTTTCCATTGGGACAATAAGCGGTGATCCCGCAAGGGGAATAGAAGATGCAGTTAGACAAGTCAGTGTTACTCCAGAAATGGACACGCTATTAGGCAACAGAACGGCAAGGGTGATCAACATAGGTGACGAAGGAGCAATACTTTCACCTTTCGAAAGATCAGATTTGGCAACGGACGCCACAGGAGCAGCAAGAGACGCATTAGAAGTTGCAACAGAAAATGCCGCAAGAGACTCACAAGCAGTAACGGTAGCCAATGCTTTAAGTGATGCAGTAGATGAAAGAGGTATTGCTTCTGATATAAGTCAAGAAATGGATAATTTAAGAATTGGAAGAACATTTAATGATAGATTTGGCTCTACTTTAAGAGCATATCAAAGATATAAAAAACCGGTGGCAATTGGTTTGGCGGCACTAACTGCCGTTGGTGTTGGTTACTATGGTTACAAGAAAATAAGTAAAAGACAAGAATACGACGAAACGATGGAAGAACAGCCCACGATGCCAGCGATGGCTCCAAGGCAGGATTTGATGATGGAGGAATCCTCAATGTCGCCGTACTCAAGAATACAAGATCCTCTTTCAACCGCTGGAGTAGTTGGAAATTTGGATAGAAGAAAAATTAATCATACTGCAATGGGTCCAAATAAATATGATTATCTATTTAGTTAAATTACGGAGAAATGTTATGCCAGCAATAAGACAAATGGCGGGTAGGGCAGCAAATTTCATATCGCGTCGTATGGGCCCTGCTTTCGGCCCACGAGTACCTTTGGGTAATAGGGTTGGAAGATTTGCTGGTCGCATGGGTGCGGTTGGTCGAGCCGTATCCAATGCTCCTGGTGTTAAAAAAGCTGGAATGGGCCTACTTATTGGTGGCGCAGCAGTAGCTGGATTGGTCGCAGGTACAAAGTCTATTTTTGACGCTGCTCAAGATGTGGCTTTTGATGATCCGGAAGCGGACAGAAAATTTACTGGACAAGATTTTGGTCCTGGTTTTTATGCTTCTCAAATGGTTGGTGGACCGGTTGCATCGGCAGGTAGAGCACTTTCCCCTTTGGGTGCTGGAGGTAGAGCTAAAGCCGCTTTCATGACTGGGGTTGGCGGAATTGCCGCAACTGCTGGAGGTATTTCTTTGGCGGCAGGAGGTTTTGGTGCGATTCGGAGTATCAAAAGGTTTAGACAAAATCAAAGACAGATTTCTCAATAGACCGATAAATACCGGTGCATCAAGAATTATCGGTTCTTTAGGCAGAAGCAGCATGAAAATGGGTGGCGCACTTAGTCTGACTGCTGCAGGGGTTGCTGCTGGTGGATTATATATGGCTAAAAAAAGTTTTGATGGAGCAGCTCGAAGAATGCAAGACAGTCCATATGTTGATCAAAGAAGAAGAATGCAAGGTCAAAATATAAATGATACTCCGTCGATAAGAAGAAGACTTGGTGCTTCGGGTGAAATGGTTTTACGGAATGCAAAACTCTAGAAGAGGATATTAAAAATGCCAATTGATCCAATGACACGGTGAAGCTAGATACGGTGATGCAGCAGAAGTAGAACAAGGTTCTAGTCCTTTTGGTGTATATCAGGAGTTTACGGCTCCAACTTCTATCCAAGCCTTTATGGGCTTCAATGCGATGAGAGGTTCAAACACCATAATGAAGGGTGGTTTTCTAGACACCAATAGAACCACCGGAGCCTTTTTTAGAAGAAATGATACCCTAAGAAGATTTACAGGATCTGGTTCGACTAGAAGATTAACAGGAACTAGATATGCTGACATGGTTGGTGGCCGATTCAGTCCGGGCTCTTCAGTTTTTGGTGGATTTTTCCAAACCTTGGGATCAAGAAGAAAAAAAGCTGACTTATCTGTTGGACATGCTTTTAGTAGCGGGACTGGTTTAGCGCAACTTGATAATGCCGAAGACATAATGAGAGGTTTGGCTAAAGGTGCCGATGGCGGCATACCGATGCCAAAATCAAGACCTAGATTAGTTAATCACCTTGATCCAAGGTCAATGTTTAGAATGCATTCTAATTCTGCAATGATTCAAGCTCCTGGCATGTATTCCCCAATTGGATCAATGGCAAGAACTATTGGTGGATTTGTACAACATTCTAATATTGGTAAAACGGTAATGGGTGAAGCCAGGGCATATCGTGCAGCTATGTCGGCTAACATTAATGGTACTGTTGGAAGGGGTTTATTAGCAGAGGGAGGTCGAACCGCAGAACAAGTGCAAGGCATGCTCAGACATAGAGCAGCTGGAGATGATCTTGAGATAATGAGTGGTGGATTTTTTGCTCAACTTAGAGCTGGCAATAAACAAACGATTCTAGAAAAGAAAATAGCGGCCAGACAAGCGGCAGGAAAAGATGTAACAAAATTAAGTAAAAGACTTGCACAAGCACAACAATATTCAATAGACGCTGCGCGTTTTAACAATCCCGGAGTAGACCCTTTTAATACAAAACAAATTACCCTTAGAGAACTGCAAGCGGCACAGGTAAATGCCAGAACGACTACAGGTAAAAAGGCTACGACGGCACTTCATTTTGGAAGTCCAGCAACTCATAGGGTGGGTGGTCCTGGATTGGCCAAAGAAGCATATTTTATGGAGGGAGTAGATGATGCGAGCAAGAGAATTGTCAACCTTTCTAAGACTGCAGGAGGAGGATTTGAAGCTGTTGATGAATTGAGTGGCAATAGAATATCATTGAATAATTCTGTAGGATCTAGCTTGTATGGATCTCAATCACCGGGCTACAGCGCAAACGTTCTTGCATCGCAACATAGAGGACAGTTAACACAAAGAATGCACGGCTACATACAGGGAGCCACAGGTTATGGTAGGGCGGGAGGATTAACTGGTCAAGCTTTGGCTGGAGCTCAATCGGCGCAAAGAGACATGCAAATGCTCATGGAGATAATGGAAGGCAGAGGGACCGCAACTAGATCCGGATTTGCTACACGTGCCGGAAAAGTAGCTGATATGCGAGCAGGAAGTGCGACTTTCCAAACAACTGGAAGAGAACTACTTGATGATATAGCAAAAGTTGGTGCAGACGATATTACCAAGGTGCGGAAGTTTTGCTAATCGAGGCGGCGGCGCAGGAAGAAGAGCTCTTCTTACAGAACAAGAAATTTTGAGACAATTTGATCCATCAGACAGAACTCTTCGTAGGCTTGGCGTAGATGCCGCCGACGATGCGGCAATGAAGGTGATGGCTCGAACCACCGCTGATGACATATTTACGATATCATTAGATCGAGCCGGAGGAGCGATGGCAACAAACAGCAGGTTAGCTACTGGCACTGGTGCATTAAAGCCTGTGACTAGAGAAATAGCAGAAATGACTGCTGGAAGAGTCGCTGGAAAAGAAGTTGCTCATGAGGCATTAGAAAGAGGCCGGAGCAAATCTTTTTAAGATGTATGGAGCAAAAGGTGGATTTCAAGCTTTAGCTACAAAACAAGGAGCAAAACTAGCTTTAGCAAGATATGCCGTACCAGCCATGAGTATAGCTAATCCAATATTGACCGCACAAGCGGTGTATGATATAACAAAATTGGTAGCGACAAAAGTAATAGGTGGAGGAGCTAAACTCGCCCGAGACGCCATGAAATCAATGCAAGGAACAATTAATAAACCAGCATTTGGAATGGGATATGTAGACAATGAAGTAGCGGCAACCTCAAGAGCAAGAGGAGTGATGGCAATACAAAACTCAAGACTAAACGCAAGAAGCGCATTGGGGTCCGAAGGCGGAATGCTCGCCGCGCACTTTGGTTAAATTATGACTAGCTTAAAACAAAAAACAAAACAATTCAGACAAAAACTTGAATCTCTTTCAAAAGAAGATTTGCTCGAAATAATAAGATCTCAAGACTTTGAAACGATCAAACAGATAAACAGAATAGAATGGGTTTTTGAAAATAAGTTGTCACACTTGACGTGGGCAGACGGAACACAAGTCGAATCTAGACCTTTGACAAACAAGGAACTTTCCCTCTTAGTTGACGAACCTTTTGAAGTAGATTCGAACTTGCTGAGTGCGGGTTTGTCGGCTGAGCAACAAAAACAAATTCATATAGCTAAGGATCCCTGTTTGTGGGCTAGGCATTTTTTGGACATTGAAACAAGAGTGTATCAAACGTTGATGTTAAGAGATCCTTCTTTAAGAAAAGTTCTTAGAGCAGGAAGACGTTTGGGTAAAACTTTTACTATGGCCGTTTACTTATTGCATTACAGTTACACACACAAAGACGGAAGATGTCTAGTCGTTGCTCCCATGAAATCTCATGTTGAATTGATATATCAAGAAATTGTTAGATTAGCATCAAAAAATGATATAGTCTTTAATTCTATAACTAGAAAAGTAACAAGTCCACAATTCATGATACAGTTTTCGAATGGTTCGACTATCAGGTTCTTTACCTCCGGAATGAGATCAGGAGGCAAGTCTGACGTTGCTCGTGGTCAAGAAGCTCACGTTATAGTTCTTGACGAAATGGACTACATGCATAACGATGATCTTGACGCCCTTTACGCAATGCTTCAAAAAACTGCAGAAGATCAGCCTGACAAAGTTTTGATAGGAGCTTCTACTCCTACTGGCAGAAGAGAAAAATTTTGGGAGTGGTGCAGAAATGCAAGATTTAAAGAGTTTTGGTTTCCTTCATATGCAAATCCATTTTTTTCAAAGGAGCAAGAAGAAGAATTTAGAGAACAATATTCTGCAATGGGATATCGACATGAAATAGAAGCAGACTGGGGCGAAGATTCAGAGGGTGTATATCCCAGAAAATTTGTGGATGAAGCTTTTGCAAACGATGGATGGTCCTACATACCGGAAATAAATTCTGCAAGAAGTTTTCATGTCATGGGAATAGACTGGGATAAATACGGGGCAGGAACCAACATAGTCGTTTTAGAGGTATGTTCTAACAACTATGAGCAAAATGATTTCAGGGATAAAGTAAGAATCTCTCACAGAGAAGAAATAGAAAAATCAGAATATACTTTAACCAAAGCGGTCGACAGAGTAATAGAGCTAAATGCGTCGCTTAATCCAAAACATATTTATGTAGACAGAGGATTCGGAGAAGTTCAAGTAGAGCTTTTACATAAACACGGAGTAGAAAATCCTCACACAAGACTAAGAGAAAAAGTTAAGGGACTAAGCTTTGCGGAAACAATCGACGTTAGAGATCCGTATACTAAATTAATGATTAAAAAAGAATTAAAACCCTACATGGTTGATAATCTTAGACAATACCTGGAAAGAGGTCAACTTTGTATTCCGTCAACAGATGATGAAATGTACATGCAACTAATATCTTATGTGGTAGTAAGAACCACTCAAACTGGTAGACCTGTTTTTGAAGCTTCTGGTTCTGCCGTAGACCACGCACACGACGCTCTTCTTCTGGCGCTTTTGGCGGTCGCAGAAAATTATGGAGAATTTAGTAAAACACGTGCTGCCACAAACATAGAAACTGTCTCAAATACCTTCTTCATTCCTCAGCAACAATTTATTAATTCGGGAAATGATTCAGGAGAAAAAGGTCCGACAAGTAGAGTTGATAAATTAAAGTATGATAAAATGAAAGTTCGGATTTAGAAAAAAAACAACTAAAACTGTTAAAAGAAATATGTTTTAAGGAAAATTAATATGTCTATCAACACTCCAAATACGCCGGGTTCGTCAAATCTTTATACTTACGACGTTAAGCCTGAAGTTGATTCTTTGATAGAAGAAAACATAAGGAATCAACAAGATTTAGATAATCTTAATTTTATTTTGCCTGGTGCAGCATCTTCGGTTCGTTTTGATCAAGTTCCAATAGTCTCTGTTAAATCAGAACTGCTATCAACGTATAATATAATTAACAATCTTTTGGCTGAGTTAATTACCACTCTATCAAATGTAGATATTCGTTCCGATTTAACAACAGGTTTAATTAACGCACATCATGAAGTTTGTGATCAAGTTTTATCAAAAAAAATAAAAGACGCTCCTAGTCACATCAGTTTTGAAGAATATTCTTATTGTCTCAGAAGTAAAACACGAGCCTGTAGATTATTGATTGCTGAATATGAAATTTTGATTTCTGGAACAGTCGTCGGATATTACTACGACATAATGTCAGTTTATAATTCTATAGCAGAAGAAGTAAGGCAATTGATTAAATTTATGGACATAACAATAGGGGAGGAATATGACGATGAAGTCGAGCAAACTTTATCAAAAGAAATTTTTTACTGGGCAAAATCGTACAAAGAATATACGCAACTGTTTGCCAAAGAAGTCTTCGCAAACCCACCAACAATTCCAGAGACCGAAATGGATTCTATCGGCCAAATTCAAGCAGCACAATTCAAAGCATTTTTTTCGATCAAAGTAAATTCGTATAATTCAGAAGTTAAAAAACTTCTTCGGTCTTTTAAAAAGAGAGTTAGTAGACACATGTGAAATGTACTACATGAATTTTTTAAGTCCGGCAGTAAAATCTAGAAGTTTAGTAGTCTATCCTTTGGAATTAGGTCTCTTGTCGAGCAACATGAAAAAATCTGCGCCACTACTTGCCAAAGAGGTAGTTACTGCCTCTTCCACGGTAAATGGCAATCTTGCATCTTTATTAGCCGACTTTAAGCAAAGAAAAATTAATACAGAGAATAGGTTGATGGGTATTCTGGCAATGATTAGAGAAAAATATAAGTACTCATCTTATATCGCTCAAATGGAAAAAAAATCCGGAATTAAGAGTGATCAAATTTTTACCATTCCTACAGATAGTTCGTTTGATGCATATTTCGCTAATTCCTACATTAGTGAAGAAAAAAGACAAAGCTTAACATCAAGTCATAAATATTTTTCAAATTTAGAAGAGGACGATCATCCGCAGTATCTACTAAAAACAGGGGGAGAAATATCGGGCGATATTATGATGACCGATAATTCTACTGTAGGTGGGATACATATACCAACTCATTCTCATGACGGTTCAGATGGAAGTGTAAAAATAAAAGCAAGTTCAATAGACTATTCACAAGATAGAAGCGAAGTATCAGAAGTGAGCTCAGAAAAAATATTGATAGATGTAGATAGTTTTAGTCAAAAAATAACTTTAGCAGGCGATCCCTTAATCGACATGACTGTAAGTGTTAAGTTAGATGAAAATCTGAATTTAGATGATGACAGGTATGAAATAAGAATAACTTACACAGAATTAGAAAAACAAGAAACGCTGTAAACGTCATGCCCATTGATATAAACGATTATCCAATAATAAAAGTAGTAAAGCCAAAGGACCTTCAACGGTTACAGTATTCGGTGGTAGGCTTGATGATATTTTGCTTACAATTGTCACGGATGGGGCAAAACTTCATTGGTTAGCTGCAGCAGCTTGGAAAGCAATGCGTCAAGCGGCACAAAATGACGGATTGGACTTAAGGCCATCAAGCCCAGGTGACGGCTACAGAACTTTTCAGTCGCAACTAGAAAACTTTCAAAGAAGATATCAGACTCAACCTAATAATAATCCTACTAGAATTTATGATGGAAAAACTTGGTATTTAAAAGACATAGATCCGGCTACGGGCAGGCGTCCTTCGGAGCTTGCGTCTCCACGGAACTAGTTGGCATAATTATGGTTTGGCAATAGACGTAAATATTAGTCCTCCCGGAGTTCGTGAATGGCTTATTGATAATTGTCAAGATTACGGATTTTCTTGGGAACTAGTTCCATCTGAATTGTGGCACATAAGATACTTTCCGGGTGATGATATACCCAAACTTGTGAAAGTTTATATGGAAGAAAATAATATAGTTTCTCCAGTTCCATCGAATTCCCAGCCTGCTACCTCAATACGAAAAAAACCTGTAAAAAATTGGTTTAAGTATATTCCAAGAGACTATATAAACACGGTGAACAACGATAAGTATAAGGTTCCTCCAACAAGAGTCGAAATAAATTTATCTTCTCCTTTTAGAGCAATATCAGAAAATTCTTTAATGTTTTTATCAAGTTCACAAACAGCTTTATTGAAGTCTGTGATAAAAAGTACAAACGGTTCAGCACCATTGAGAACAGAAGACGATCACTCGTACGTTGTTGTGTATAATAAAAAACTTCCTAATGGAACATACTTTTTTAAAGTTTTAAAAACAGCATTTAAAGGAGATATATTGTATTTTTTGAGTGCCGAAGAACACCCAGCTGGTCAAACAATTTTGGGAAGATATCATTTGTATTTTGGTCACTCATATTTAAAATATGTGGACCTTATAACGTCGGGCTCCAACATATCCAAGTACGCTGAGGCATCAAATGAAAAAATAACAAATCTTATTAACACAATAAGTTCAGATTCGGACAATAACATACTGTATAATTTTAATCTAAGAACATTGGAAAATTATTTTACTACAGTCGTTGCAGAAGATGAAACCTTTGATGACTATGGAGCTTTCGCTTACTATAATTCTGATACTGATTGGATTGGATATTCTTCTTCAAAAGTTGGAGCAAAAATGGCTGGGTATTTCACTGGCCCAGCGATAAGAATAAAGGCATCAAAAAGTCCCTCTGCAGGAAAAATTTTACTCAGAATATTTAACACCTCAAAAGAAATTATAGGACCTCGTGATACCCCTGATTCAATTGAAGAAGAAGGAAAATTAGTTGTAACAGAAACAGAATTGCACGAAGAAAGTCAATTTATAGATTTATATTCGCCAACCACTGTCGATGAGATTGTATATGAAAATTATTTTTTGAACGAGGCAGGAACATATTACTTTTTGATTGAAGTAGTTTCGCAAGATAATCCCAGTGCCAGAGGTTCCCAAGTGCAACTAGTTAATTTTCAATATTTAAAATCTTATTTTTTAACTTCTGGTAGAATTGAAGTAAACAGATCTTTAGCATTCGTGTAGGGAGAAATAAATGACTGAGGCAAGACAAATAATTTCTGATTTGGAAACGTCTAAAACATACTTAGTAAGAGCAGAAGTTGTAGACAAAAATTTGGGTGTTGTAGTGGGTGAATCTGTTGCGGTAGTAGCGACACCTGCGGATAGCTCGATACCTGGGGAGATCGATTCAACTACTCCTGGAGCATTTTTGTTGTTTAGCAATTCTAAGTCTGTTATGTTCAGATTTAACGCTCCGTTAGATAAAGATATATCTGGATACGATTACGAGATCTATGCCACGAATAGTTTGAGCGGATTATTGTTGGCCTCTGGGCAAAGTTACACCACCGTTTTTACGGTTATTTTAGATAATACAGAAGCTGTTCCTGCAGATTTAGAAGGTCCTCCAAAAATCTTTTATGGAAGAGTTAGAGCTTTTGATACCAGCGGCAATAAAGGTTCTTACACTCCGCTCATAGCTTCAAAGCCCACTTTGGTCGATTCGGCGGAAATATCGGATTTAACTGCTACAAAGATAAAAGCGGGAACTATAACTTCTAGTATCATCAATTTGGATGGTGCAAATTCAGTTATCAGGTCGAGTAATTATACGACTGGTACGGATGGTTGGGCGATTAGGGGCGATGGAACCGCAGAATTTTCTGCTGGAGTGATCAGAGGAACGGTCAAGGCAGGTTCTTTGTTCATCGATGCAAACAATAGATGGAAATCAGATGCTACGGGAGCAACGATATCTATTCCTGAGTTCAAGGTTGGGTCAAGTACTCAATATGTAAGTTGGGATGGCAATACTTTGACTGTACAAGGTACACTAAAATTTCCCGATGGTACTACTCCAGGAACTTTTGACGATGGAGACGCTATAACCGGTGGATCTGTAGCTGGTCTAACTATAAATTCTAGTAAAATATTTTTTGGTACTGGAACCTATGGTAATACTAGCACAGCTTTTTACGTAGATAATACTGGTAAATTTTCCTTGGGCGATAAACTTACTTGGGACGGAAGCACCCTAAGCATTTCCGGCAATGTTGTTATTACTGGCGGATCAACGTTAGCCTCGATAAACAACGCACAGAACACAGCAAACAACGCACAAAACGCAGCAAACAACGCACAGGATACAGCAGACGACGCACAGAGTACCGCAAATACAGCAAATACAGCGGCCAACAACGCACAAGTCACCGCAGACGGCGCCCTGGACGCGGCAGATTCGGCTTTTAATGTAGCCAATAATGCACTGCCCGCATCAACTTTTAATAAAGCCGAAATTGTAAAAACTATAAACAACTCAACTAACAGTACAAAAATACATGGGGCAATATTAGAAACTGGGACAGTCGTTGCTGACGCCGTCGTTGCAGATTTTGTCGCCGCAATGAATATAAGGGCTGATCAGATTACAGCTGGAACAATAACAGCATCAATATCTATGAATGCCGCTGAATTTAATGGCGGCAGCATAAACATTAACAACGAATTTAGAGTCGGTAGTTCTGGATCTGTTAACTGTAGGAATATCACCATTGACAGCGGACTAGCATATAGAGGGGAAAGTTTTGCTTCGTCAGGAGATACAACAACGGCTAGAATACAGCAATTATCTGGCGTTCAAAGAATTACGCAGCCAGCTTCAAATAGAGATATTAAGAAAAATATTCAAGATATATCTGGAGCACTTGAAATAGTAAAAGCACTAAAACCAAGAATATTTAATTTTAATGAAATTTATTATGGAGAAATAGATCCTTCAACCGAAGAGCCATGGACAAGCCAGGCGAAAGAACTTCATCAACTTTTTCAATCATATGGTTTTATAGTAGAAGAAGTTCAAGAGGTAAATCCGCAATTGGTTACGTATTGTCCGGTAGAACTTGGATCCTTGAATATTTCAACCTGGAAACCCAAAATGTGGAAAGATTTAGAAATAATAGCGATACTTACTAAAGCAGTTCAGGAACTATCAGATAAAGTAGAAGAACTTGAATCAAGAACGATATAATTAGATTGTGTCTAGAAAAAAGTGGTATAATTGGAGGATGTCTAAAATTCATAATAAACTAAATTGGCAAAGAAAAGAATTAGACCATACCCATACCCATAATCAAGATTTTAACCATGCAAAGGAACAAATGGATCAAGAAGATACAACTAAGCAAGAACTAAAACCAGCTCAAACTGGATTGGATATGAATTTGGTCGTAGCTTGTTTCCAGGAAAAGTTGTCCCAACTTACAACCGAGCTAGTGGTTAAAGAAGCTACAATAAGACAGTTAACAAACATAATTAATTTAATGAAAGGTGATCAATAAATATGTCAGATGTTCAAAATGAAAATACAGTAAACGTTGAACCAAAAACTCAATTTAAAGTTGAGATTATTATTGGGGATAAGAATCTCTCTTATAGAAGTGATTTTTCTGAATCTGAAACGATTTTTTGGCTTGAAGCAGTAAAGAAATTAATAATTGAAAAGACTTTTGCAGCTGCCGGTTTAACTGAAAATAACGTATAATTTCAAACATTAAACTACTATATTGTTGATGTTTGATAGGTGGTATTAAATGAAAGCTAGATCATATCTGCCGTTTGGCGGTCTATCAACGGAACAAAACGCTGCTGAAAAAGTTCTAAAACCAGACGAAATTAGAAGTATTGGTCGAAGCCTTAAAGTTGCCGCATTAGCGCTTGGCTTTAGGGGGACGACATACTATTATGGAAGCAGGGCCGCATTTGAACCTTCCCCTTACGATTTTAATAGGATCACTCAGGCATTTGATACGGATGGTTACGTAAAGCAAGCAGTGCTGAAATACAAGGATCTTTTTTGGAAAGAAGGTTGGGAAATAGTTGGGGAGAACCCTGACGCTGTCTCGTATCTTTACAGAAGAATAGATCTTTTTGAAATGACGATGAAGAGACCTTTTTCGGAATTTTTAATGGAAGTTTCTGATCAACTCATAAAGTACGCAAACGTTTTCATAGTTAAAGCTAGAGCTAATATTTCTGATTTTACAAAAGACAAAATCAATCCTATTTCAGGGACTGATCCCGTTGCAGGCTTTTATCTTATACCAACTGAACAGGTTTACATTTTAAGAGATAAACATAATAGACCAAAATCTTATCAACAATCCACTGACCCTCTTACTTACTCACCAAACGAAAGAGACCCAGTTTGGTCTGCCGATAGGGTTATACATATAGCATTCGACAAAAAGCCCGGTAGGGCGTTTGGTACACCATTTTTAGCGTCTGTACTAGATGACGTTATTGCATTAAGGCAAATGGAAGAAGATATACAAAATCTTGTTCACAGAGAACTTTTTCCATTATATAAATACATTATAGGAACAGCGGAGCAACCAGCTGAGCCAGAAGAAATTTCTAGAGCTGCTGCGGAAATAGAAAACCTAAGAGCAGAAGGCGGACTCATTCTTCCATACAGACATGATGTGGATGTAATAGGCGCAAATAACGAAGCTCTTGAAGCTTCATCGTATTTAAACCATTTTAAGGAAAGAGTTGCAGTTGGTCTTGGGGTCGCCCCACATCACTTAGGTATGGTTATGAATGGTGGCAATAGATCGGTAACCGATAGATTAGACGCATCTTTTTATGACAAAGTAAAAAACATGCAAAAGACGTTTGCAGACTTTATTAGAATTAATATTTTTAACGAACTTCTTTTTGAGGGAGGCTATGATCCGCTGGAGGACATTACGAATTCTTCCGCATCCGATCGTTGCTTTCTTAAATTTAAGGAAATAGATGTAGATACACAGGTAAAAAAAGAAAATCATATTATTCAAAAATATGTTAATAACTTAATTACATTGGACGAAGCTCGACTCTTACTGGCTCTTGATCCCGACATGGACGAGGGTCAAACATATGCAGCTATGCAAACGCGAATGCAGATGGACGTCGCTGCGAATCAAGCAAATCTCACTGCAAAAAGCAATGATGGAGAAAAACCGGCAACAAAGGGTAAAGTAAATCTTCCGTCAACGAAAAAGGACATTGGCAATAAGTCTAGACCAGCTAATCAATTTGGTAGAAGTAATTCTTCAAACATTAAAAGAACTGATGACCTTTCTTGGCTCCCAGCGATTGAAAAACTTCTGGAAAACGACTATAATAGTGCAACGCAAAATGCGGATAAGGACAATGCACAATCATAGGAGAAAACAATGCCAATAAGCGAAGAGCTTGCACACAAACTCCAGGAAGCAGTTGATAACAATCAAGTGCGTCTTGCCAATATATACTTTTTAGAAGTATTATCAGAAGTAATTCCTGTCCTTCAGGAAACCGTTGAAAGAGTCGAGGCCATAGAGGCATTTCTTTCGTCTGATGATTCGGATCCCGATCAGCCACCGGTTGAGGATCACGTTGAACAAGGACAGAAGCCAGAAAAGAAATCTAAGACTGTCAAAGTTCCAAAAGAGGAAAAACCGGAACAATAAAAAATGATCATAATCGGTTGCCCTATTTTCAAAAGAGACTGGATACTGCCCGCTTGGTTGTATTTTATACAAAGACAATCTATACCTTTAAATGACATTGGTTTTGTATTTGAGCTTGGTATGGACGATGAAGCAACACTAAATATTTTAGCTGCCTGGAAATCTCAGCATCCAGAAGTAAAAGTGTTCGATCTTGAAATAAGAAACGACCTTGCACATTTTTCTCACGACGAAGGAACAAGACAGTGGTCGTACTCAAAATACGAAAACATGGTTTCAATGCGAAATTCTTTGTTGTCAAAAGTTAGAGAAATAAAACCTGATGCGTATTTTAGTCTTGACTCAGATATTTTGTTGACCAATCCAAATACGATAGAGCTGCTTCTTGCGCATACGAACAACGATGCGGATGCGGTAAATACATTGATGTTTATGACACCAGTTGGTACGGAATTCCCATCTGTCATGTCATGGGTTTCTGACGACAAAAGCACGAAGGCCCATAGGAATAATCAATATCCTTTTGGTACTTATTTTAAATCAGATATTATTATGGCCGCAAAGATGATGTCTAAAAAAGTTTACAACGATGTCAATTATCAGTTCCATATGCAGGGAGAGGATTTAGGGTGGAGTGCGCAGTGTGCGCAGAAGGGTTATAATTTGTATTGCGCTTCATACATATATACTCCTCACATTATGGGTAAAATTGAACTTCAAAAGTTTCTTTCAAGCGGCGATCCTAGACAAGCTTTATCTTTTAAACAGTCGATTGCCGTATAACTAGCACAAATACAATGATTTCTGTTAAAATATATATTACTATACAGGATAGCTTTAATTATAATTATGGAGAAGTATCATGGCCTTTGAGTTCATAGAACATTTTTCGGTAGAGTTTCCACAAATTATTGAATCTGGCACTAAACTAACCGAAGCTTTTAATGCGTCGAATGGAATCATTATTGAGGTAGCTGCGATACATGAACGGTTTAACCGCAAATTATAATAATTATTCTGTAGCAGAACTTGAAAAATCTCTGCAATCGTGGGTTGAGCCGTATCCCAAGCCGGTAATTTTAAATCACGATATAGCTTCCGAGCCTATTGGTAGAGTTATGGCAGCAAAAGTTGATAAAGAAGTAGACGGTGCCGCCTATGTAAGGCTTCAGATAGCAATTGTTGATCCTGTAGCTGCGCAAAAAGTTATGGATCAAAGGTATCTTACTGGCTCGGTTGGCGGAAGGGCAGGTAAGGCAATCTGCTCTATTTCAGGAGAAGATCTAGCTGCAGAAGACGCCAACGGAAGACCCCGCATGCCGAAGTATAAAAGGGGCCAGGTTTATAAGGGCAAGTTGGCATATATCGACATGCAAGATATTTCTTTTAAAGAATACTCTTTTGTTAATCAGCCAGCAGATCAAAGGTCTGGAATTAGGAAGAAAAACTCAGTTTCTGGCCCTGTTTCGGTTTCCGATTCGGATTGGGCTGCAAAGAGTTCAGCCTTTGTTTTAAGCATGGATAAAGAGGATGTTTACTCTTTAAAGGAAAACAAGTCCATCTTTGAGGGGGTCGACCCTAAAGAATCAAGGCCAGTTTACTTGCATCTTAAAGGGGCCTTTTTGTCGGCTATGGCAATTCATGAGAGCGAAAATTACAATATTAAAAATACCCTATTACTATCAGATGGACAAGAAAATAATAAGAATGAGGAGAATACTCAAATGACAGTTGATGTGCAGGAAAAAGATATTCTTGTAGTTTCTCAAGAATTGAGCGATGAACTTTCTTCGATTGCGGCAGATGCTTCCAAGCAAGCCGAAGTTGTTGTCGCAGATGAAATCAAAAAAGAAGAAACAGTTGTAGAAGAACAAGTTTCCGCCGAAAAAAGCGCGGAAGAAAATAAAGATGTTTCCGCAGAAACTTCTGACGAAAAGGATGTGCAGGTAAAAGCTGATTCCGTAAGTGCAGAAGAATCTAAGGATGCAACTGAGGAAACTCAGGTTCAGGAAACCAAAGAAGACGAAAAGCCTCAGCTCAACGAAAAACCAGAACAAGGTAACGTTGAGCAAGATGCCGCCATCTTTGAAAAAGTTAAGTTTCTTGAAGAAGAAAACAGCAAGCTGAAAGCCGCTCTTCACAGAGCGTTGGCGGAAAGAGTCGTTGATGCAAAGATTTCAGCAGGCATGGAAAAGAGCGAAGAAAGAAATGAGCTGATCAGCGATCATGCTTCCAGGACTGCTTCCTCGTTGGCGGATTCTCTCAAGGATATCGCCAAGATGCCGGCAAAGAAATCATCCGGAAATCAAATTCCGGAAATCACCAACGAGTCAGAAGGCGAGAAAGAGGACAAAGTAGTTTCAATCGATCAGGTTGAAGATACAGTGACTTCTGAAGAGTCTTCTGCAGAACAAATTTTCGTTGACGCCCTCATGGGTCGTCGTAAGCTCTAATCAACAATAGGAGAAAATAACATGTCACTAGCTAAATTTCGCAAAGTACATTCAAAGACAGGCGCAGGAAGATTCGTAGTTTCGGAGGGTATCGCCCCCGCAGCTTACTTGCTCCCAAGCGCTGGTCTTCCAACATGGTATCTTGACAGCGAGGACGATCGTTTCGAAATCGTACTGTGCAAAGGAACCATTCTTTCGGTTCAAGCTCATGCCAACCGGTGATGCGACGGTTGTTCCAGCCAATGGTTCAGCCGGCTCAGTTACTTGGGGTGACACAATGAGCGGTTGGGATCCGCTGGGCTCTGGCGCAACGCCAAGCAGCACCACTGGTTCGACGGACACGATTTCGGTCGCTGCTCGTTCGGTTCCGGTAGGTGTCGCTCAGTACGACCTCTACAGACCATTTGACAAGGGCACCTCACAGGGTGCGGGTTTCATTACCCACGGATATGTTGAGTATCCGATGGTTAATGATCTCAACGCCGACGTTGCAGTTGGCGATCTCATCAGAGCCGACCACATGGGCCGTCCAGTTGTACTGGATACCGCGCTTTGTGGCACACATCCTTACCTCCAGGTTGGTAAGGTTATTGAAGTAGAAAAGTTTACCACCAACTTTGATGATGGCCTACTTTCCTACATGCAACTACCATCGGATCCAGGCGCACTCAAGACCGTCTACGAAATTACGAAGACTGGTCCGAATAAGGGTAAGCTCGGTATTCGTGCGAATCTGGATGTATACAAGGTGTCTGGCGCGTTCCGTGTCAATCTAACACTTTAATTAAAAAGAAAATAATACAAACAGGAGGAATAGTTCCAAAATGAGCAAATCAATCCAAGAGCTCCTCACTGGTCTCCCTGCTTGGGAAACCGCATTAACTGAGGACGGATATATTGACGGAGAAAGCAGAGTCACCATCAAGGAAGCGTTTGCATCACCCGATGCAGCTGCGCTTTTCCCCAAGGTGATTTCGCGCACTCTGAAGGAAGCAGCAGAGCCACAGTTGTTGGTTACTCCGCTACTCTCGACAGTACGTCTCGGAAAGGGGCGCTCGTTGGAGTTCCCAGCAGTTAATGCAATTCAAGCCGCAGAGATACCAGAAGGACAAGAATACCCAGAGCAAGCACTCGCATTTGCTAAGCAAGTCGAGGGCAAAGTGTCCAAGAAGGGTGTCAAGCTGGCTTTTACAGAAGAAGTTATTGCTGACTCACTTTGGGACATCGTAGGAATGCATGTTCGCGCCGCGGGCCGTGCCATGGCACGTCTCAAGGAGCAGATTGCACTCAGTCGTTTCAAGGATGCCGCGACAGTGGTGTTCGACAACGACAGCGGTTCGTACGATGACACAACTGGTCGTGGAATTACAGGTGCGTACAACAAGACGATTACCTGGGACGACGTTGTGGACATGTCTGCCGTTCTTATGGCCGAAAACCATGTCCCGACAGATTTCATTCTACATCCGTTGATGTGGTCTGTTTTCTTGAAGGATGCAATCTTCCACGCTGATGGTGCGGCTTCGGCTGTCAACAGCAGCTGGGGTTATCGTCCGCAGTCAAAAGAAGGCACGCTTAACGCCACAGCCCCGTTGGGTCTCAACGTCATCGTGTCACCTTTTGTCAGCTTTACGGCAAAGAGTGGTGCAACACCAGCGAAGTCAGACCTGTTCTTGATCGATCGTAATGAAGTCGGTACGCTGCTCGTCAAAGACGACATGAGCACCGATCAGTTCGACGATCCTTCACGCGACATTCGTCAAATGAAGATGAAGGAACGCTATGACATCGTCATGCTTGGAGATGGTGAGGGAATCACCGTAGCCAAGAACGTGAGCCTCGCCCGTAACTACGAGATTCGTGTTACAAACGAAGCCACAGCTGGCGGTCTTTAATAGCTGAATTATCTTAGAACCGTTATAGTTTACTTCTAAGCGACGTGGGCGATCAGCGAAAGCTGGTCGCCCTTCGTTGTTTATATCTTGACGTTACTATTCTATTGTGTAAGAGATAGGAGATTTTGTGGCTTTACCCTTGTTGCAAGAAGCCGCCGTAGGAATAGGAACGGTTTCAGTCAAATTTGGAAGAACAATAAAAATAGCTTCCATCAAAAACGCAAATATCATAGTACAAACTACCGCCGCGACGCCTACAGTTTTAAACGCTCCGTTCAAACCGATAGATACCTTATCTGACTTTAATCAAATATCAAGGACTCTAAAACTTTTTTGGAAAACTCAGTTAAGTCCTTCGACTGAATACATTATAAGATTTATTAATTTTGTAGATGCAGCTAATGAACCGATACCGGAAGAACAAATTGTTTTTACAACTTTGGCTGCGGGGGCAACTCCCAGTCAACCAATTGGTCCAACTCCATTCAATAGTGTCAATGCACCAGAGCTTGAAGATATTTTAATAGAAGATAAGTCTATAAAAATTAATGCGTTTACCGGCCATCAGATTGTAGCAAAAAATCCTGATTTTTATATAACTGAAACAGATCCAGAAAGCGGAGCTTTTTATCTTGAAAGTGATTATTTGAATGGAAGAATAAAAGTTACCTTTAATCAAAAACCAGCAGCAAACTTTATGAACAATAGATATTTTGTTGCACAAAGAAAAAAGATACAAAGGCAACCAGGTAGATGGGAATCTATAGATACCAGAATAGCAACTCATTCTTGGAAACCGGAAGTTTATGTAGATTTTCCCTCATTGAATGACGCTACTCCTTCGTATTTTATAGAAAATAAAGAATACTTTGAAAAAGGTTATAAATATAGAATTAAAGTTTCAAAAGACGTAGGTATTTAAATGGCTAATTTTGTTTATAAAAAAGCAAAAGAAGCGTTGTTAAATGGACAAATAAATGTTTTATCTGATCAACTAAAAGTTCTTTTATTAAAAAAACCAGATTATACTCCTAATCAAGATATCGATCAACATGTAAGTGATATACCGGCAAACGCAATAATAAAAAGATCAGAGGCTATTGCTGGGGTATCTAGTACGTCTGGAGTGCTAGATGCCGCAAACATAACTATTCTTGAATACAATGGTTCCGCTTTTGATGCAATAGCTTTATATAAGTATCAACCTTCTGATTCAAATTCAAAATTAATATTTTATATTGATACGTCAAGTGGCTTGCCTTTTGCGGGTTCAAATTCTGTTAATTCCGTTACTATCTTTTGGAGTGACGAATCAACCAAAATACTTTCATTGTAGGTAAAGATAATGCCATCACAGTATCCAACGGCTTTAGATAATCTGATAAACCCTACGGCAAACGATGCCCTCAATTCTGTCACCGTGCCGCACCATCTTCAACACGCAAATATCAATGATGCCGTAGAGGCTATACAAACAGTTCTTGGTATAAATCCAGCTGACTCTCATTTGACAGTTAAAGATAGAATTTTTACCGCAGAACAATCTATCTTAAGTCAATCAGTATTAAATGGTTTAACTGATGTTACTATAAATTCGGTAGCAACGGGTCAAGTTTTGCGCTATAACGGCAATGCTTGGATTAATTACGATGAAGAAAATTTAGTAGACGGAGGGAACTTCTAGGTATGGCCAATATATTAAGAATTAGACGTAGAACATCTGGAGCAGCCGGAGCACCGTCAGAAATACACAATGCAGAGTTGGCATTTAATGAAGTTGACGATATTCTATATTATGGTGAAGGTACAAATGGAACAGGTGGAACTGGCACGGCTTTAGCTATTGCTGGTCCTGGCGCTTTTACTACTTTAACTAGTGCTCAAACAATTTCTGGTGATAAAACTTTTTCTGGAACAGTAATAGTTCCCACCCCTTCTGGCGCCACACATGCTGTAACTAAAGCTTACGTTGACGCCCTGGTCGGTACTGTGGCTACGTCTTTTACGGTAGCTGGTAATTCTGGTAGCCCGCAAACAATAACGTCCGGAACAGATACCCTTACGATTTCTGGTGGCACTGGTCTTAGCTCTGTAGCTAGCGCAACAGATACGATTACTTTGAATCTTAACAACACAAGCGTATTGCCCGGATCTTATGGTGCAACGAATACGGTTTCCACATTTACCGTGGATGCCCAGGGTCGCCTACTTGCAGCGGGTAATTCTGCAATTTCAATTACTTCAGCAGCAGTGACTAACTTTATAGAAGCCGCTCAAGATGCCGCTGGAGAACTATTTACTAATGGAACGCATTCTGGAATTACTGCAACGTATGATGACGAAAATGCAAAAATAAATCTTAACGTAGCAGATTTTACAATCACACTTGGTGGTGATTTAAGCGGTAGCGTCACTGTCACAGATCTTGCTAGTGCAACATTGACAGCAACAATTGCTGCCGACTCTGTTGCCCTTGGCACAGATACGACTGGCAACTATGTTGGATCTGTCGCTGCCGGAACCGGAATTTCTGTTACAAATACCAATGTTGAGGGCGGAACGTTTACCGTTACCAACAGTGGCGTTGTTTCAGTTGCCGGTACCGCCAATCAAGTTGCTGTTTCTGGCGCAAATGGAAACGTAACGTTTTCTTTACCGAATGATGTAACAATTCCAAATAATCTGACGGTAACTGGAGATTTGTTGGTTCAGGGTAATACGACTACATTGAACACTTCCACTTTGGCGGTTGAGGATAAAAACATAGTAATTGCAAATGGATCAACAACCGATGCGGCAGCAGATGGGGCAGGTATAACGATAAAAGGTGCCACTGACAAAACTTTGAATTGGGTAGATGCAACAGATTCCTGGACGTCCTCAGAAAATTTTGATCTGGCAGCGGGTAAAACTTATGCAATAGGCTCTAGTTCAGTTCTGTCTAGCACAACCCTTGGTGCAACCGTAGTTAATTCAAGCCTTGCATCTGTTGGTACGATCACAACTGGTACGTGGAATGGTTCAACGATATCGATAAGCCATGGTGGCACCGGGGCAACAACCGCCGCCGCTGCAAGAACAAATCTTGGTTTGACAATAGGCACCGACGTTCAGGGTTACGATGCAGAACTAGCGGCTTTGGCTGGTTTGACATCAGCTGCAGATAAGCTTGCATATTTCACCGGATCTGGAACTGCTAGTCTCACTGACTTAACTTCCTACGGAAGAGATTTGATTGCAAGTGCAAGCGCTGCAGTTGCAAGAACGACTCTTGGACTTGGTACTATCGCCGTTCAAAACTCAAACAGTGTTTCTATCACAGGTGGCTCCATAACAAATCTAACCACATTTGATGGAATAACTATTGACGGTGGAACATTCTAATAAGTAAAAAGGGATAAAAATGCCGACACCGACGATTAGTCAAGGTCAAATAGCTATTGATCCTAAAAACCGGAGTTTTGTATTACAAAAACAATTCGGGAGTTTTGGTAAATACTTCATTAAATTGGTCTCAACCTACTGACTCCTTGATACAAACTGAAGACAGTGTAAATATAAATTCTAATTTAATCATTTCCGGAAACTTAACAGTAAACGGAACCACTGTTACGGTAAACACTGAAACTGTTGTCGTAGAAGACAACATCATGGTGCTGAACGTGGACGCGGCAAGAGCCAATATTGCTAACGATAAAAATTCTGGAATAGAAGTTGAAAGAGGTTCATTAACGAACGTTCAACTTATATGGAACGAATCTGTAGGCAAATGGCAATTTACTAATGATGGAACAAATTACGTAAATATTAACGAAAATGTTTCTAGCGCAAATTCTTGGTCTACCGCAAGAACGATAACCTTAAGCGGAGACGCAACAGGATCTGTATCAATAGATGGAACGCAAAATGTAACACTTGGGATTACTGTAGTAAACGATTCCCACGATCATACGGCATCTACTTTGACTTTTGGATTAAACGATGCTACTGACGTAACAATATCTAGCCCAGCTAATGGTAGTTTCTTAAAGTACGTTGAGAATCAATGGACCAATGACTCGGTAGTCATGGGTACAGACACCGTTGGTAATTACGTTGAATCTTTGGTCGCCGGCACGGGAATTACCCTTACTAACGGAGCAGCAGCAGAGGGTGGAACTCCGACAATTGCCGTTACCGAAAATACTTACGATGCTCACGGAGCAGCGGCAGCAGCTCAATCCGCAGCAATTGCTCATGCGAATACAGTTTCTAGCACCGCATATTCAAATGCAGTTACATATGTTAATAATCGTGTTCTTAATGACATCTCAGACGTCGCCATATCTGATACATTAGCTAATGGTGATTTTTTAAGATACAACGGAGACGTATGGATTAACGATCCGGTAAATTTGTCCACTGATACTGTTGGTAATTACGTTCAGTCTTTGATTGCAGGCACGGGAATTACTCTTACTAACGGAGCAGCAGCAGAGGGTGGAACTCCGACAATTGCCGTTACCGAAAATACTTACGATGCTCACGGAGCAGCGGCAGCAGCTCAATCCGCCGCAGAAGCATCCGCCGCAGCAGCCTTGTCTAATCATGAGTCGGATACCACCAACGTTCACGGAATAGCCAATACTGCGCTTCTCTCAACATTAGTTGATTTATCCAATCACGCAACATCAACTAATGTTCACGGTATTTCTGATACTGCTGCACTTGTGACTTTGACCGGAAATCAAACACTAACAAATAAGACACTTACTTCTCCTTCAATAACTGGCATTTCTCCAACCATAACCTTAGATGGAGATCTATCTGGTGACGTTACTTTAACAAATCTTTCTAGCGCAACACTAACCGCGTCAATATCTTCAACGTTTGAATACATAAGAGATATAACAGCTGGAACAAATATTGTTTTAACAGATGATAGCGCGGGCATAAATTCCAACCGTATTTATTCAATTAGCACTTCGGCTACTCCAAATTTTACCTCTGTATCTACAGCGGCTTTAAGTATTGATGGAATCGAAATTGACCCAACTGGGGTAACAAATGGTCAAATATTAAAGTATAATTCAACAATAAATAAATTTATTGCAAGTGACGACTTAGCAGAGTCGGCTCAAGCTGGAGCAGTCACTAAATATACTGAAACATTTTATGGAAATGGAACTCTTAAAACAGTAGCTGCAAATCATAATTTGAATTCAACAAATGTTATTGTACAAATTATTGACACAAATTCAAAAGAAACAATTGAAGGACATGTTGTAAGAACTGGAGTTAATTCAATTACAGCTACTTTCCAAACGCCCATCCCAAACAATGGTTATACTATAATCGTAATAGGATAGAATTTTGAAAAATAAGATATAAATGATATAATAGACGATTACTATAAATACGAATTTAAATTATATTTCATAAGGAGATCCCAATGCCTTTTAGCGGTTCCATTTTTGCTGTTAATAATACACTTCTTCTCAAGAGATCAGATGAGGCTAATAATACACCAGAATCTTTGCAGTTAGGCGAACTGGCCATCAACGTAGCTGATGGTAAATTGTTCTATAAAAACAGCACTGCAAACTCCGTAATTCGGAGTTAATTTAATTTCAAACATCCACGGCTCGGCAAATCAGATTTCGGTTTCTTCCAATGCAACTAGCGGTGTTTATACCCTTTCTCTTCCTTCAACAGTCAGCGTAAATAACGTCGTTGCAAACACCCTTAGTGTCGGTGGGATAACCATTGATACAGCTGGCGCAACAACTAATCAAGTTCTAAAATTTGACGGAACTAAGTTTGCTGCCGGCACAGACACCGGCTTAGCTGGAACCACGTATTCGACAACCATAGGCGATGGCACGAATACTGAGTTTACGATAAATCACCAACTTGGTTCAAGGGACGTTGTAGTCGTCACAAGAAACGCTGCAAGTCCATACGAAGTTATCGATGTTCGCTGGGAGGCAACAACAACCAGCTCGGTAAAACTTGATTTTTCTGCTGCTCCAGCGGCAGACTCGGTGAGAGTCAACGTATATAATGCAGTTGCTGGTTCAACAATTACAATCGCTTCAATTGATGATCTTGGCGACGTAACCATTTCTTCCCCAAACAACGGTGATTTTCTCCGCTATAACGGTTCTGTTTGGATCAACGATCCGGTGAATCTTTCAACCGATACGGTTGGCAATTATGTTGAGTCGCTCGTTGCCGGTTCTGGCATTACCCTTACTAACGCAGCTGCATCAGAGGGTGGAACTCCCACCATTTCAGTAACAGCCAATACGTTTGACGCTTACGGTGCAGCTTCGACTGCGGCTGCAACAGCTTATGCTAATTCGCAAACTTACACAAACGCAGCTGTAAGATCTTTTGAACTTGCTGGTGACGAGGGTACTTCTAAGACAATAACGACAGGCAATTCTTCTACCAGTGGTGATACTTTGACCATTTCTGGTGGAACTGGTTTGACATCTGTAACTTCGAATACAGATACTATTACCATCAACCTTGATAACACAGCCGTTACTGCTGGCACATATGGTAACGCCAACACGGCAACTTCATTCACCGTAGACGCTCAAGGACGTTTGACATCCGCTTCTCAAAGTGCGGTCAGCATTTTGGCAAGCC